AAAGGCGGCTGGAAAACCGTTATGCTGCTTGCTGGCATCGCCGGCATTGTTGGCGCCATTGCGACCAAGCTTGCTTTGACCGTTGGGTTTTTGCCCAAATAAAATGAGCGCAATTGTTACTGGTCGGATCGGCGAATATGTCGCTGCGGCTGTTTGCGAAATGCACGGCTGGAAAACCGTAATATCACCAGCCGCCGGTTTCGACATGATTGCGACTAGAGGCTCAAAGATTTATCGCGTCCAAGTCAAGGCGTCATCATTTCATACGCCTGATGGCTCAAGATACAAAACCGGAAAGCTGCAATGGCATTTTGGCATCGGCGGCGCAAAGCGCGCGCCAACTATTGACGATTACGACTTCGCTGCTTGCGTTTCGATCCCTCACCGCAAGTGCATTTTCATGCCTATAGAAGAAATCACCACAATCACCCTTTCAAGGTCTGGCGACATTTTTAACGACCATGAACTTGAGTCCTCATCACTTCACAAAACTTTGGAGATTTTAAATGATCGAACTTCCTAACCGCCGTCCGTGTGTTTCTCAAGATGTTGGTGAGGGTATGACAGTCACCGTTTCATACCACCCGAAATCAGGCGATGCGGTTGAGGTGTTTTTAACTGGTAGAGGCTTAAAGGCTTCTGATAGCCCGATGACTGATGCGCTTTATAAACTCGGCGTGGTTGCAAGCAAAATGATGCAAAAGGAAGATAATGATGAGCAAGTTGCTTGATTTAGTAAAACTGCATGAAGGCGTGGTCAGCCATGCTTATGAAGATAGTCGCGGATATTTGACTATCGGCTGTGGAAGGCTGATTGATGAAAAGCTTGGCGGCGGGTTATCAGACGATGAGATCAGCTATCTACTGGCAAACGATATAAAGCGTTGCGAAGATGAAGCGGTCACATATGCGTTTTATCCAAAGCTTGATGAGGCCAGAAAGGCCGTCATCATTTCGATGCTTTTCAATTTAGGCAAACCAAATTTCGACAAGTTTCAGAATTTCCAAGCTGCGTTGCTCGTTGGCGATTATCGGTTGGCCGCTTCTGAGATGCTTGCAAGCCGTTGGGCGGATCAGGTTAAGGGCAGGGCTGTTGAGCTTTCGCAGATGATGGAAAGCGGAGAATGGCATTGAGCAAAATGATATTGGAATACAAAATTATCCCGCGCTTTATGATGTTGGCGTTCACGTTTATGGCTTGGAATGTTTGCGATTGGTTTATGGGGTTAGGCTCTGCGGCAACAACGCAGCAAACCGCATTCGTCAGCACAATTGTTGGCGCGGCAACTGGCGCCTTCGCTGTTTGGATGGGCAGCGAGGCAAACAAATAAAATGAAAGCCGTTGCACATAAATTAAACGAAAGTTCTGAGGTGACGATTCCGTTGCGGAACCTTATTAGCATGATTGCTTTTACTGCGGTTTCCGTCTGGGTCTATTTCGGTCTAACAGAACGCATATCTTTTCTGGAACACAACTTAGAATTGACGATGGCCGAAGTCGAAGAAAATGACGAATGGATAGATAAATTTGAGCCGCCAAAATCTGTGCAAGATACAATCGCGCGTGTGCATGATTTGGAAATCGAATTAGCAAAAATAAAAATGCAGCTTAAAAGGACTTCAAAATGATCGGACAAATTTTAAGCCTTGCCAGCCCGATCCTCGACAAGTTTGTGCCTGATGCCGATACGAAGATGAAGCTGACGGCAGAGTTAGAAACCCAACTTATTTCGCTGCAAGCTGCTCAAGCCGCGACCAATCTTGAGCAGGCAAAACATCCATCAATTTTCGTCAGCGGCGCAAGGCCGGCGATCATGTGGATTTGCGCTTTAGGTTTGGCCTCGCAATTTTTTATCATGCCGATCGCTGAATGGGCTGTCGCGATTTGGGCGCCGGAAATTATTCTGCCAAAACTGCAAACAGAAGAATTGATGAGCCTAACTCTTTCGCTTTTGGGGCTGTCAGGAATGCGGTCTTGGGAAAAATCGCGCGGCGTTGCTCGCGAAAATATGAAATAGCGTTTGTTCGCGGAAAATTGCGGACACAGCGCCTCTAAGTGAGTTCTGGCACATCCATGCCCAAAACAAGCCAGCGGCGTTTTTAGCGTCCAGCATAGGTTTCCAAAGCTCCATCATAGCGCCATCTTTCAAAGTAAATTGCCTATAGCGCCAATATAGCGCCAACGAATAAAAAGCGCAGAAAACGGCTACTTTTGTCAGGCTCATAACCTGAAGGTCGCAGGTTCAAATCCTGCCCCCGCAACCAAATATCCAACAAAAACAACAGTTTCTAGCCTCGCAAGCCTTCGGGTTTGCGGGGCTTTTCTGCGTTTTAGGCCTATCCCATAGCGCCACCCATAGCGCCAAGCCCTCAGGTTTTCTTCGGTTTATGCGCATTTAATGCGCTTTTATGGTTGCATAATAGTAAATATGCGCATATTGTCTTCATATGGAAACAAACTTGCTGGAGGGCAAAATGACTAAAATTGATTGGGATCGCGAAGATAAATATACAGACGCAGAGTTTGCAGCAATTGAGCGCAACGCTGACGGCGACATTTGCAATGACCTTGACGCTCATCTTTTGTGGATGACCGAAGCACAGCGTAAAAAGCTGACAGGCGATGATCAGTATCGCGCCGACTTAGCCGATGAAGAAATGGCGTATATGCACGAAGATGCGGCTATCGAATTTGGAGTCGCATAATGGAAAAGCTTGTTTTATATGCGCAGCCATACAGCTTTGATGCAGAAGGCTTCTACTTCAGCGATATGGCAGATTATGACAAAAAATATTCTGCCAATCGCGACAGCTTCGGCGGGCTTGTCGAAGAATACGAAATCCAAATGATAGACGGCCGCAGTATCGACATCGCTTTTTATATTGCGGTAGGTGTCAATCAGGCTAACTTGCCGGCGTTTTTTGAGGCGGTTGATAGCTGGTCTGATTATGAGTTGGTTCGCGCAACTTTGGCGCATAAGGAAGGCATCGCGTCAAGCTGGTTTGGCAACGATGCCAGCGCCAGCGATTATGACAATATAATCATTTATGAGGACATGACGTTTGATGAATTAGCCGAACAGTTTGTTGACGATGGACATTATGGCGAAATTCCAGAGCCGCTTGCTGGCTTCATCGACTACAAGCAAATCGCATATGAGTTGCAGCATAGCTATAGCGAAACAGAGATCGCCGGCACCAACTACATTTATCAATCTGATTAGGAGGGCATTATGGATATTACAATTTCAGACGGCGAAATGCTGACTACAACTAAGCATGGCAAAACCGTTGGCGTCATCTACTATCGCGACCTTCAAGGCCGGTCTAAAAAGGCCATCACCAAAAACTGCCCGCAAGCATGGAAAAAGAAACGCGATCAGATTCGCGACATGCTTGTTAGCGGCAGGGCTGGCGCATCAAAGATCAGCCTTGAGGCTGTTGCCGCGCAGGCTTTACGCGAGCGCCAAAAACTTATTGGCAAGCGCAACGGTTTGCGGCAGCAAACCTATGGCAACGATGAGCGCCATGTCAGGCTTCATATTGTGCCGCATATAGGCAGCAAGCAAATGGCGCGCCTGTCCGTTGCTGATGTTAATATGTTCATCCAAGACATGCGGGTGCGCGAGATTGCGCCAAAGACGCAAAGGGAGATCGTTCACACGTTGAGCATGATTTGCAAATATGCCGTAAACAGCGGCATTTTGCAGACCAATCCATGCACGAAAGGCGACAGGCAAGCCATAAAGGGCAATGACGGCGCGCGTGATGGTTATCATGCCGATGAGGTTAAAAGCATCCTTGCCGCAACGACACGCCATTACACAAAAGCGCTGATCCACGTCGCAGCTTTCACCGGCTTAGCGGCCAATGAATTGCAGGGTTTGATTTGGGATTGCGTTGATCTAAAAGCTGGCAAAATTTTTGTAAAGCGGACAGGCTATCGCGGCGCCTTAGTTGACGAAACTAAAACGCCATATCGTGTTCGCGAGTTGCCGTTGGATAGCACAACCATGCGCATCTTGCGCGAATGGAAATTGCAGACAGATAACGAGTTCTTTGTTTTTCCTAGTGCGACAGGCCGCATGGCAGAGCAGCGGCATTGGTCAGGCCTGTTGGCAACCATATGCAAGCGCGCGGGCGTTGAATGTAAAGGCATCGGCGGGTTCCGCAAGTTTTACCACACGCAGCAATTGCTGGCGGGCGTACCAGAAAACATCCGCAAATATCGGATGGGTCATAGCAAGAAAAGCCAAACAGCGATGGCGCACTATACGATCACTGATCTTTCGCTGGCGCATGATCCGGCTGATATTGAGCGTCTTGTCCAAGCTGTTTCGACATAATCAAGCAGCGGCGCGAATGGTGACTGTGAAGCATAAGGCTGGCGATTTGCCAGCCTTTTTCTTGGTAGTCATAAAGTTCATCATGGCCGACATATCGGCAGGCTATTTTTGTTCCAAACGCCAAACCCGCCATCCCTTATCCCGCCGCATATAGCGCTTGGCAACTTTGGCGCCGATATGAATTAGCGCATAACGCAAAGACATTGCTTTTTCTTCATCCTTAAAAAACACGCTGTCGCCGACTTTCATTCTCACTGCTTGCGTTCTCCAATATCCGGCAATCGGAGGCACTTCAATATCATGCTCTATAATTAAATCAGGCTGATGAATTTCAATTTTCTTTGGCTTAGATTTGCCAATCACTTTTCTAGTAGGAACAAACTTCTCAATTTTAATTTCTTCCGGCCTCGCCTCGCGTGAAACTTTGCCGCTAATTTTAAAATTCTGCATTACAAATCCTCCCAACTGATAGGCTTGCGGCGCTTGTCAAAGCAGGCATGGCCGCATAAAAACTCTTTCGCTCCATTTATCAGCCAGCCATTATCATCAAGCTGCACCATGCGGCCGCATTGGACGCATTTGGCTTCGCGGCTGATTTTGCGGCTAGTCCTTTTCTTTTTCACGCGCTGCTTCATCTGCTCGCCGCAAAAACTCCATCCCCATCTGATACAATTGACGAGGTTCCATCTGCTTTTGCGCTTGGTTTGTGCCGATAACCAGCAAACACCCTTCGCTGTTTGGTATTACTAGCAAAGGGTGTTCTGGCCGTTCTGGTACGCTAGAAAGGGATTTCATCTGCCAACGGCGCGGCTGCGGCTGGCGCTGCGGCTTGTGCTGGTGCGTCTGCTTTTGGCTGGGCTAGTTTAAGCTTACCAGCCTTCCAGCTATCAGATTTATCGCGGAGATCGACATAGTAAGTCTTTCCATCGACAACCAGCTTGCCACGCCAATCGCTATGCCAATCTTCTTTTTTATTGGCGGCGTCATCGTTGAGGCTAATGGTTAAATCATCCACCCCATATTTAATTTGCGGTCTATCTTCATTCATGCGCTTTGCTCCTTTGCAAGCTGTTGGACTAATTCACGTTTCTTCGATGCGAAAATCTTTATGATTTGCTCGCTGGAAGGTTGTAAAAACCGGAACATCTGCTCAACGCCGTCAAGCGTTTTAGCTGCGTTAACGGCTTCTGTTGTGATCTCAACCACCTCGTCATAGCTGCCGGCGGCTTTGATTTTTGCTTGCAGTTTTTCAAGATATTCTTCGGCGGGTGTTTTTACTGTGCCGGCGTCTGAAAGCTTTTTTAGCGTTGGTTTAATGGATGCGGCTGCTTCACTAGCGTCAGGAGAAGGAACGCTTTGCGAAGCAGCCTGACCAGCAACGATGGCTTCGTCTGACTTGTGGAGAGCAGTCAAGTCAGGCCGCGCTGGTGTTTTCTTTGGTGGGTCTTTGATGTCGCCATTAACGGCGCCATCATCATCGGTTACGCCAACAGCCAAGCCCAAAGCAGCGTTGAGGCCATACCGGCGCGCATAAGTTGAGGCAGAGCCGACCTTCTGCGCATTAGTCCAATCATCAACGGCCAAAGGCCAGTCAGACGGCGGCAATTGCTCGCCGCTTGTATGAAATATAATAGTGCGCAAGACTTGGCTGCCATCGGCCTGCGTTACGCCCTGCCACCAAGATAAACCAAACTTTGTGGCTTCTTTGGCGGTATTAATAACCTCACCGATATCAGCATAGCTGCCGCGATTGCCTTTAGCGTTTTTCTCCAGCCCGCCCATCTGCATTTGGAACTTATTCAGCGCCGTTGCTATTTCCTTCATTTTAAGACCTCTATGCGTTTTGATTTATTTTTTGCGACCCGCACTTTTATGCCAGCGCCGAAAGCTTCGGACGCATGGCGGGGAACCATTTTCTTGATTTCTGCTTCAGCTTTTTTGCAAGTGTCTGCGGCGCCAACGGTTTGAATCCAAACTTCAGCCCATTGTTTCCAATGGGGATCGGTTTCCATCGAAACCGGCACAGTTTCATCTGGCGGGGCTGGCGCTTCGCTTATTGGCATTTCTGTTGGCGACACGCCCATTTCAACGCAACCCATAAAATAATTTGCAAGGCCGATCAATTCAGCCTGATAAAGCGGGTCAATTTTTAT